CAAAAGAGCAGATGGGTACCTTGGCGAAAGGCCTCTTTTCTAAATATTTGGAGCTTTTGATTCCAATCATGCAAGCCGAGTTATTGCCGCTAGCTGATGAGGATCAAACAAAAGATGCAGATGACGAACTAAACAAAGCTTTAGCAGCTATAAATAAGGCCCTTGCTAAAGAAATGGAGTCTTTTAAGGACGATTATGCAGAAAAATATGCTGGTATCAATGAGCCCGTTGCCGATGCTGGCCATCAAAACATAGTCGCAGCTTCATTTGAGGGGCAGCAGGCTGCAGATATACAGGCGATGAACACTCAAGAGGATAGGCGGGCACTGTTGAAAGCTAGGGGCCTTGACACCTTTTCATCATTAAACAAAACCCAGACGGATACGGTGCAAAGGAAAATAAAAGACGGGTTTAAAGCAAACAATTCTATCACCGCTATCACTAGGTCGATCGTTGATTTTTTCGATAGAGGCGCAGAGCATATGGCAGAGAGGATTGCTAGAACTGAGGTAGGCATGGCCACTATGCTAGGAAGGGAGGCTGCTTATAAGGACGCACAGGCTATAGTAGGGGATATTAAAAAGAGATGGATCACAGCAGGGGATAGTCGAGTGAGGCCGCAGGGAGGTAGTCAGGGGGATCATGATTCGCTCAATAACAAAGATGCCGGAAAGGATGGCACTTGGACCACAGGAGCCGGTAACGTGATCAGATTCCCATTAGACCCTGCCGCTGTGCCCCAAGAGAGGATCAACTGCCGGTGTGATATGATATTTATCGAAGACCTAGACTAATGGAGTTTAATAATGAAATTTATTAGCAGCTCAGGCGCTGATACTAAGGTTAGTTTTTACAGCAGGAAGAACAATACAAGGTCTGTCTTTGTAGAGGGCTTTGCTAATCGCTACAAAGAAGGCGAGAAGCTCCTTATAGATCGAGGCAATGACCTGATTGACCCAAAAGGGTGGAAGCTGGAAAATTTCCAGACCAACGGCATCATACTTTTCAACCATGACCGGGATAATCCTGTGGGGCGGGCTGTCAAAATTGAGATGAATGAAGACGGGCTATTTGTAAAAGCCAAGATATCTGATTCTGATCATCCCGAAGTTTCTCGCATTAGGGATTTGGTTAAAGATGGGGTGCTCCGGGCCTTCTCTGTTGGGTTTGACCCCAAAACTGCTGCAGAGGAGGAGGTGGAAGGCACCAAAGTCAACGTGATTAAGGAGGCCGAGCTTCTGGAAATCTCAATTGTCAGTCTACCCATGGCCGAGCGCAGCCTTTTTAATGTGTCGGCGAAAGCATTGTCAGACTTGCCATATGAAGTGGCTAGGAAAGCATGCATGGGTGAATTGAGCATCTACGAAGACGATGGCGAGACTCACACTAGCCAGCTCGTGGAGATCGTTAATAAGTTTAAAAAAGCAGATGCGCTGCCTGCAGAGGCCACAGAAGATGCCCCTCCACCGGAAGAGGCCGCCGAGATTATTGATAGCCAGCCAAAAGAGGCAGCTACTTCACCGCTTCTCGACCAAGTAAAACAAACAAATATCCTCCTATCTGGCGTCATAAGCGAAATCAAGCTGATGAGCCAAAAACTAGATAAAGCCGAAGTAGAAAAGGTGGATACAGAAGAAGAAGAGGAAGAAGAGAAGCCTCCTGTTGAAGAGGAGGAAGAAGAAGAAAAGCCGAAAGAGGAAGAAGAAGAGGAAGAAGAAGAAAAGCCGAAAGAGATAGAAGAAGAGGAAGAGGAAAAAAGCAAAAAACTAAAACTAGTTGACGATATCCATGCTCATTGCGATAAAATATTACGATCAATAGGGTATTAAAACTTAATCGCCAAAAACACAGCGCAGCCATCGGCCCCTTTTAGCCAATTAATATTTGTAATTAATGGTTTTAAACTAAGGGGATTTAGAGATGGATGAGCAAGTAAAAGCAGCAGAGCAACTAAAGAATCGTATCGGTGAACTTGAAAAAGAAATCGAGACACAGAAAAAATCGGCTATCAACAGCCCCGTTGTCGGCAGCAAGTCAAATAGCGATGAGTCTAAGGCCCTCAAAGCTTTTCATTGTCAAAATGTAAAGCAGTTACTAGAAGTCAATACCTGCGCCCCTCAATTCAAGTATGTGCCCGAAGAAATTAAGCACCAAGTCATCAATTTAAAGCAGACCGTTGATACTGCCAGAGCTATTGGCGTTATGTTTTATGGCGGCAAAACTGACATCATCGGCAGGGCTGATTCTCAAGATCGAGTAGCTGACTTGACCAAAGAAATCGAAGCATCCAACTTTGGCAAAGAAGTTATGCTCCCGATGACTAAGGCTTATACTACTGGTGGCAATCCACTGTGGATCAATACGATTACGGCCAGCTCATATATGGCTGAATTCGAGCTTGAGAGAAAAGTTACCGGCCTCTTTAAAGATGTGCCCATGCCTTCTAACCCTTATAACCACCCAACGCAAGATGGCACCACCACAGCACGCATCATCGGCGAGAATACCACTATAACTGAAGCGCAATTCCCAAGTGGGCAGCTACAATTTTCAGCTACAAAACTGGGACAATTTGAAATCGTGCCAGAAGAAATGAATGAGGATTCTGCCCCTGCAATTCTGCCAACTGTCCGTGATGATGTTGTCTTGGCTCAAGAGCGTGCCTACGAAACGGCCATCATAAATGGCAATGCAGCAGACACACTTGCACTCAACGCAGATGACGCTCGTAAAGCATGGGATGGCCTGCGAAAACTCGGTACTGACAATTCAGCTTTCGGTGGAACGTATGATTTCACTGGCACCCTAACCGATGCCGGAATGAAGGCGATGAAAAAGCAGGGCGGTAAATTTACTGTCAATCCACAGGCTCTCGCTTGGATTGCTAGTGCCTCTGCTTATCACCAGATGGTAGGCCTTGAAGTGTTCAGTACGGCCGAAAAATTCGGAAATACTCTCTTCACGAATCTTACCGGAGTTTTAGGTGTGGCCCTGGGAGTCCCTGTAATCATTAGTGAATATCTTCCTGAGACTTTGGATGCTACCGGCATTGATACCGGCATTGGTACATTTACTGGATTGCTTTTGGTTAACCGCCAGCGATTTTTTGTCGGAACACGACGACCAATCAAAGTTCGGGTCATCCAAGACTTGCCACAGAATGACCGATGGTTAATGAGTTCTTATTCTCGGAAAGATTATCAAGGCCGGGTCCAGTCGGCGACCGAGACTTCTGTCATCAACGGCTTTAATATAGCCTCCTAATAACGTTCTAACCCAAGGTTATTAGATTAAGGTGGAGGAAGGGGGATCGTTTAAGGTCCCCCTTTTTAAATGGAGGTAAAACGGTGTCAGTCTGCCAATTAAGACCCTATGAAACACTGAATATTTTTAAGCCTGTGGTTAGGGCTGCTGGCTCGCACATCCAAACTTTGCTGATCCAAGGTAATTCCATACTATCTACCCTTGTTATTGACTCATTGACCTCTGGATCTGTTTTAGTTGAATTTGAAGAAATCGTTTACGAAGATCAATTGAAGCCGCTTTTTTCCCGGTCGTTTAGTAGTGTCGGGACCTTTGAATTTTGGACGCATCCATATCACAACAGCATTAAAGTCACGCTAACGACGACAGACTCATCAAAATTTACTATTAAATCTACTGCTAGGACTGATGTAGAGCTACTGCGCTCTAGTTCTATTGATGGTGAGGATTATATTGCAGGGGATAATAAGCATATCCCTATAGGCTGTCTGGACCCTGAAACACAAAAGCTTTTTTACCTCCATTGTCGGGTAGAGGGGCAAATTGCTGCAGGCATTGCCGGGCTGATTGGCTTTGCTTTTAAAGATTCGGATGGGAAGGTTGTTCTACCGCAGCTAACCACGGATGGGAAAATACCTGTTTCAGGAGACTCTGCAGGGATTCACTCAGAAGCACACAATACAAATTCCACTGGTGGCGGTGGCAGAAAATTAGTGTGTACTGCCCCCTTGAATTTTGAAAAAAAATATTCTCTCAAATTTCTATCAACGTCATCCACACAGGAGGTTTTGTGGGAGGTGGAGCAGACTGATGATGCCACTGATTCAATAAGGCATGCTTATGTGAGTGGGGGCAATGCTCCCTATACTAATCAGATAAATGCTGGGTGCCTTGAATTTATTGCAGGTGATACTGGCACACAGTCAGTCAAAATATATGGAACACAGCTTAAGGGGCCGCCATCAGATATGATTGGAACCTTATGCCTATTGCAGATAGGAGCATAAAATAATGGCTCATCAGCCAGGATCATCAGAAGTATCGGATACTCTGGGGAGCACAGAGCAATATGATGGCACTGTTGGTTTATCTCCCATCAGTATCCCGCCAGTTTCAGGAAATGAGATAGGTGAATTTATTGTTCAGTGCCCTTTCGATCAGGTGGATACTAACGCCCTCAAAATATCTCTGAATGGCGGGACCGATTATTTAACAATTCAGCCTGCTGGCTATTGGGCATGGTCTCCAAAAGGTGGGATCACACAGATAACTCTGCTGGGCAATGCCGTGGGTGTTAGATATGAAGTAGTTTTGAATAAGGAGCTGTCCTGATGGCAATATCGAGCTTTCATAATGGCAGAACAGTCACCACAATTACTGGCTCTGATGGAATGAATCGGGTTGATGTAGATTTGGTGTCTGGTAAAAACAGGATGGCGACTGATGCCGTTGTGACTGTTGAGCAGCTATTTGGTCGCCCTGGGTTTGCTGCTGCATGGTTTGCTATTGGTGATTTTGATGACTGTGATGGTGTGGGTGCTGCTGGCGATGAGATCAGGATCGAGATAGCTGCCGGGTGTGACCCCACAGAGTTTCCGGCAATAGACCTGACATATACGATTCAAGCATCAGATGTGTCGGCAACATTCCCAGAAATAGAAGTGAGAGACAATATCATTGCCATGCTCAATGGTGATGCTGATTTTAAAACCATGTGGTTGGCGAAAGATGTAAAAGACAACGGCATAGTTTTTATTGAGAGTAAATTTAGAGCAGAAACAGGAGACCGAACAATTGCCGGTGATTTTGCCGTCACACCAACAGGCACGACTAGAACTACAATTGCATTTAATGTTGTACTGAGAAGGGGGACGGAAACCGAGCTTGTAAGATCAATTGATGACCCCAGGCAGGGTATTCTTGGTATAACTGGCTCGATTACTATTGCCCCTGGTGCATTATCAAACCGGACAGAAGTGGACCTTTTAGACGGTGTTAACAATGATATGTCGGTTAATGGTAGTGGCACACCAGTAGCTTTTAGAATTGAAGCCGATCCCGTATTTGATTTGTTTTTTACTCAGATCCGGATACATGGATCCGACAACGGGATAAAATTCGGGAACTTCTTGGGAATGAATTCACCTTTAACTAATGGCATCCAATTCGACATTAAATCTGATGACCTTCCTGTTCAACTAGACCCGATACATTCAACCGATGATATTAAATCTAGGTTTTCATCTATCGGTGGCTTTAAATTGGATATACAGGCTGGTGGTGATCATGTGCTGGGCTCATTAGACTTTGGATTTGTCACGCCTATTGTAATAAGGGCGCAAGGAACTTTTACAACTGACGACTACATAGAAGTCTCGGTGAACGATAACCTTTCCTCAGTAACTAACCTATTTACTACTATTCTCGGATTTAAGAGGGAGCCATGAGTTTTATTTTTGATATTTCGGAAAGGCATTACGCTAGTGTTGCGGCATCCTCTTCTGAATCGTTTGACTATATACCTGCCAATGGCGAAAAGGTTTTTATAGTGAACGCTGGTATAAGCAGCTCATCTGCTCCGAGCACAGTAGGCCATATATGCTGGGATGCTGACGGGACACCAGAAGTTATTATCAGCAGCTATGGCGAAGCTAATCATCAGGGAATAAATAAAACTGTGGTTGGTGATGGCGCTAAGATTATGCGGATAAGTCTCGTCAATGATATGACAGAGCCCTCATTCCTTGGTGCATTTTGGGAAGGGGAGATTTTAAAATGACTGTATCCAGGGAACGCCTGCAGTTTATATTAGATGATGAAGTAGACATCGGCGCAAATGAACAATCCACGCCTATTGTGCCCGCTGGTGAGTCATGGCAGATCAATAGAATAACATTCGGCGATATGAGCAAGAATGATTCTAAGTCTGGATCTTTCAAAGTTGATTTTGGTGGTGATGTTCTTGCCATAGCGTATCTGTCTGGTGGCACCATTGTCATTGATATTAATAGGGTGTTTGTCGGTGATGGGGTAAAATCTTTTGCTATGACGAGGGCAAATCAATCAAACCCAGCAAAGAAGATGCTGATTTTTATGGAAGGTTTTAAACGGATTGGTGGATAAACATTGAATATAAGGCTCGCCAGGCATGGAAGCACTATTAGCAATAATACAAGGGCAATCCCCTTGGTTGATTTTGGTTGCCGTACTGCTTGGGGTGTTTCTACCAAAGATGGTAGAGATAATATTCAAGAGTAAGGAGCACAAAATCACAAGGGAGCAGGTGTCTATCGCTCGACTAACGACACTGACCAATGATTTATATGAGAGGATGGACAGGCTAGAGAAGGAACTAGATGAATGGAAGGATAAATATTACGAGCTATTAGAAATTTCCCATGCCCATGCCCGTGAAATAAAACTTAACTGAAGAAAATCTGAGGCAATAAATGGTTACTGACCCACTGAAGATTTACAAAATGGTCAAAGAGGAGGCGACGGCTAGGGAGGTCTGCCCCATAAATTTGATGGCCATTGTAAAAATCGAGTCATCTTTTGATGTGCATGCTGTTAGGACTGAAAAATCTAACCCATGGATCTACCGATGTGATTATTATGCGAAAAAAAATAACATTACAATTCACACCGAAGAGACTCTGCAGCATTGCAGCTTTGGGCTATTCCAAATTATGGGCAGCACAGCCAGGAGCCCGCTAAATTTCCATGGCAATCTGCTGAGACTGACTGAGCCCCGGCTAAACATCCACTACGGCGTCAAATATTACTCCTGGCTGACTAGAAGATACCCCACAGCAACACAGGAAGGGATTGCAAGTGCATACAATGGGGGGCATCCTATGAGGCGCAAGGGGCAAGAGGGCTTCGTAAACCAACATTATGTAGATTCTTGGCATAGGGCTAAGAAAAAGATGTTAACTCAATTCGGATAGGATCTTAAAACATGAAATTAAAGCTATTGAGACTCGGTAAAGCTGTTTGTAAAGGGCCTTTGGTGGACCCTGTTCTGATGCCTAAAGATCCATGGCCAATTGGGCAAGCTCGTGTGATAGATGACAGCATTGCACATCAACTGCTGGCTAAATACCCTGCCATGTTTCGGGTGATGCGAGCAGAGGATAGAATCCTAGATAAAATGGGCGAGAAGCCTAAAAATAAGCTCCAAGAAGATACTATCTTGAGGCCGAAGGGGGCTAGTTAAATGGGTGGAATACAAGCGCAAGGGTCGGCTTCTATTTTAAGCCCATATGCCCTTACTACGGTTTTCAATGTAAGGGTCCAGTTGGGTATTCCATCAACGAAATTAAATTTAGATCTAATCCGAAAGATTGAACGGCTAATAAATGCCTGTAGTGCTGCTATCGAGGAGCAGACTGAGCGTTTATTTGTGCCTAGGGAAAGTGTCGAGATTTATGATGGCAGAGGCACAGAGCGATTTGTGCCCCGCCAATGGCCCATAAATTCTATTTCGGAAGTCTGGCTTGATTCTACGAAAAAATTCACTGACCCAGTAAATAAATTGGATTCTAGTGAGTATGCGATTGTGGATGACCAAACTGCAATAGAATTGCTCAACAGGCGCTATCCATCAGCAAGCTACAGCGTAAAATTCGTTTATAAGCATGGCAAATTACCTGCTGACATCTCCTATGCCTGTGATTTGTGGTGTGAGTGGCTTTTTAGGTTGAATGAGAGGGAGGATATCGGCCGCCTGACAAGATCCAAGGGCGACGAATCTGTGAATGTCGAGCAGACTGTTCCACGGCTAATCACCGACATGATCAATAAGCATAAAAGAATGGAATTCGGAGGGGCCACCCCTAGGTCATCCATTAATATTTAGAGGTGTTTTGGTTTGGCTACGGATAATCGGGCAGAGCTGAGAAAATTACAGGTATTGGTCAGATCTCTGCAGCAGATTTCTGATGATCCCGATATGTGGGAGAATATGCTTCATAGGATGGGCGAAGGCATTGTATCTGAGGCGAAGCTGAGAGCCCCTGTAGACCGTGGAGCACTAAGAAGGGCAATATCATATAGGCTAAAATCTTCGGGCTTAGGAATTGAAGTGGGAGTGCTTGGTGGTGAGCATAGGGGTGTTCCGTATGGCAGAATTATTGAGCTTGGCGGCATAATAAAACCAAAAAAAGGAAAATTCCTGGCTATACCTTTGGAGCCTCAGTATCGGGATCGGTCGCCGAGGGCATTTGATTTGGCTTTTGTGACCCTTGGCGGCAAGGTTTATATGATTGACCGGCTGACTGGCAAGCCTGCATATAGGCTAAAAAAGACGGTCACAATTAAGCCGCAGCCATATCTCAGGCCTGCGATCGAAGAATATAGGGATAGAAAATTTCAGAAACTTCTAAATAGTGTCATGGATAAATTTATGGGGGGCATATGAGTAGGAAAGCCGATATTTTGCAGGCACTCATAGCTAGGCTTGAGGAGCTAGTAACTTCTAAAGATGTTGGCATTGTAAATTTTGAAGTTATTAAGCTGGCAATGTCTGATTTTGAAGATTGGGAGCTGCCAGCAATTCAGGTCATAGATCAAGGCGAGCTGGTGACTCACGAAATGGGTCGGGCTAGAAAAGAATGGGATGTAGCAGTCGAACTCGTGATGAAATCTTCAGAGACCGGCGAGGTATTTCAGAAAGATTTGTTTGATTTACAATATAAAGTGGAGCGCAATATCTGGCAAGATCCTAACCTTGGCGGCACGACTGGCGTCATTGATTGCAAATACCTTGGATCTCAAACAGATCTCCACATGGTGAAGCCGATGTTTTACTGTAGGATAGATATACAAATAAGATACTATGACCCTCTAGTGAGTGATTGCTAACAAAATCCTGCCCTCAAATACTTAGGCACCTTCCGGCCAAAAACTAAAGATATTAACTTTAATTTTTTGACTGGAAGGAGCCAATACCATGGCTAAGAATTACGCAGCAATTTATGAGAATACCAACGATGCTAGTGCGTTAGAGCAGCAATGGTTCATTAAACAAGAAACGACTAGAGGCATTCTAGCAGCCCCATCAGACTCGGATTTTCTCTTTGCATTGTCCGGTGGAACACTTGAGTATTCCCAGCCGTTCGAATCTTCCCCCCACAGAACCGGGCGTCACCACAATTCATTTATCAAGCAAAAGAAAACAATGTCATGGAACCTGAGCACTTTTTTCAATATCGATACTTCGCTCGGTGCTTATGCGCCCGCAGAGGTTGATGACGGGATTAGAACTCTGTGGTCAAGTCTGATGGGTAATGAGAATGACACAGGCACTCAGCTTGATTACACATCCATTACTGCCCCAAGCATTACATTTTCCCTTTTTAGTAATTCAGACAAATTTGCGCAGCAAGGCTCTGGCTGTTTTGTTCAGGATGGAACGGCTAATTTTCCTGGGGATGGACAGGCTACGTTAGAATTTTCGGGAATGGGCAAAACCGCTATCACGATCGGAATTGCAAAAACTACAGTTGATAATAATGGTGGCTTCACTATCACGGTAGAGGCTGGTGATGGCAAGCAGATGAGCGCTACTGGGCTTGTTATGCTTATCGAGGCCGATGGCACCACACGCTCTGCAGATACGGCTGGCGGTGCTTTTAGGCGTGTCACCGATGTTACTGGTGATGTGGTCACTCTTGACGGAGCTGTGCTTGCCGATGCCGATGGCTCTGCCGGTGATATTTATCTTGTTTATTTTGAGCCGGAAAATCCTGTTGGAATTGACGATCCACAGGTTGGCCTGCAAGGCTCCGTAACTATCGCCGGTGTTAGTGCTAGCTGCGTAAGAAATCTCACAGTGGCGATGGCGAATGGACACGAGATTGTTGATTATTGTTTCGGAGAAGATTCCGTTTCGGGCCCGATCTTCATTCCGGGAGATAGGTTTAGTGCTACGGTTTCCGTCCAGCTCAACATGAGCAAAGCAATAATTGCTCTGTTTAGGGATATTGAAGAATTCGCCACTCAGCAGATTGATTTGGAACTCGGTGATAATACTGGCAGGCACTTTGCAATGGCACTTCCCAAGGTCATTTTCCCTGTGCCTGCAGTCTCTATTCCTGAAAGCGGCAGTATTCCGGTCGATTTCTCAGATGGCATCGCCCTCCAAACTACTTTGAACGCTGCAGACGAAGTGACAAGCTCTTATAAATAATAGCTAAAGGTTTCCAAAATTGGCCATATCGGGATAATCTCCCGGTGTGGCCTTTTTTTATTTACTAATCAAATTCGGAGACTCTTCCATGGCATTTTTCACAGAACTTGATTCACCAAACATTAAAGTGATCTGTTTCAATGACTCAGCGATCGCTGGCAATACCCGTGAGGAGTATGACGAGTATCTGAATGATCTTGATGAAACCAAACTTAAGGTCGTAGAGAATGGCATGCCCACCCGGTTTGTTATGCGCAAAGTGCTGCCTTACAAATTGTCGCTCAAGCTCAAAAACGCACAAGTAGCTATGAAAGATGGCATACTTACCCCACAGCTCTCTTTTATGAATGAAGAAGTTCGCCTATCTCTTATTGATATTGAAAATCCTGTTGTGCCAGCTAAGTATGAGCAGCATTTATTGCTATTTAAGAAGCATGGCGACGGTGGTGCCACTGATGCCATCATGGAAAAGCTTGAGGCTTTCGGCGCTATCAGCGATCTATATCAGGCTAGGTCTAATAACTCGCCAAAATCGACAATCAGTGATGTGGATAAAAAAAAATAGGGGCTCTGATTGAGCTGACACTGATGACTAGATCCGCTTCAGAGGTGGAAGCTCGCCCTTTTGATTGTGCCACTTGCCCGAAGAAGATTAAGAAATTGAGAAGGTGCATGGAAGATCGGTGGGATTTTACTGCCGAGGATTCCATGATCTTCCCGATGCAGATATCAAAAGGCGGATCTCTCTTCTCATTCTGTCCTGCCAAAGCTACCTGGGATCTCGAAAGCCGCCACGTTTTTAACCTCTTGATGATCAGCACCGAAACGGGTCAACTGTATCGGTCGGGTGGTATCATCAATCAACCTGAATGGTTTATAGAGCTACTCAGTGAGTTTATACCTGTTTATGATAAAATCAAATTTACGAACAAGGCTCAAATGATACTAGGTGATGGCAAGACCCAGACGAAAGCCTCAAGTGCATTAAAGAGTAGGGGTAGGTGATGGCAGGCAAAGAATTTGTGTTCGGCATTAATGTTGTGACTGGTAGTTCTAGCAAAGATGTATCCGAGTTGACCCGTGAAGTTGACCTTTTTAATCAAGCTATAGAAAGGGTAATGGATCAAGTAGATCAGATTGATCCTGGCAAGCTCAAGGAACTCGAAGTTGAGGCAAAGGCAGCCAAATCAATAGAGGGGGTGACTCGGGCGCTAGAAGATGGCTCTAAGGCGACAAAAAAACAGGCCCAGGCTTTCGATGCTGCCGTCAATAGCCTATCTATCTATTCAAATAAAAATGAAGCGATGGCCAATAGTCATAAAGGCCTGGTGATTGATATTGAATCTACCACGGTGGCCTCTGATAAATTGACAAAAGCCACTAATACCTTGAACTCTTCCACCAAAAACCTAACTGAAGCATATAAGGAAGAGGATGGGGTCCTAGTGAGCTTGTGGGGCACGATGACCGATGGTGTTTCGACAGTTTCCAGTCTGATAAATATCTTCCAAACTTTTTGGGGTGCTATTGAGAGATTTTCTGACCCTGACTTTCTTACAAGGTTATCCCAAGTTCTAGGGATTTTCTCAAACCTTGCAAGCCTAAAAGGTAACTCCGCCCTAGCTGACACTTTAGAGTCGGTATCTGATGCTGTGGCTGGCTATGCTGACACAATCCAAAATGCAAAAGATTTGCTATCGCTAGATTTTTTATCAATGGCGACGGAGAAGCTGAACCAAATTAAAAACACAATACTGAACACAGGCAAGGCAGCGGTGGCTCTAACGGCTATTGGTGTTGCAGCAGCCGAAGTTGGCTTAGATATTTCAGCAATGGACATTGTATCGAAAGGCGCAGGGAAAAGCTTAAGCCTTTTTGGTAAAAAAGCTTCTCGCATTGTAGGCGATATAAAATCGATCGGCGCAGCAACACAAGGCAACGCTATTCCAGGTATCATTGGGCTTGCTGACAAGGCCTTTATCCTTGGTGGGGCGCTAGGGGTGATAGGCTTCCAGCTTCGAGATAGCGAGGATGCTTTTACTAGAATGACTGGCTCTGCTTTGCTATTGGCTGCCGCCCTGAGTGGTGGCCTTGGGCTGGTGCTAGGGCAGATAATAAAATCAGTAGGCGAATTAATAACAGATATGGGAGTTGGCCTAGGCAAGGCCATGATTGAATTCACCGCTATGGCAAACAAAGCAGAGGTAGCAAGCAGAGCCTTTGCTTTTACAATTAATAATTTCTCAAAAGCTATAGGTCAATCCGTCGGGACTATGGAATCATGGGGGGCTGTTATTAATGATGTCTCTAAAAGTTCGACATTTGGCAGCGGGGCAATCGAAAAGGCGATCAGTCTAATAGTAAAAGAGTCTAATGTTTTAGGCCTATCTTTAGAGCAAAATGAAAAGATACTAAAAAGATCTGCTGATGTAGCTGCCGCCACCGGAAAGACTATTGAAGAGGTGGCGGGTCAATTTGCATCAGGCTTGACTGGCAATTCTCAAGCGGTGCTAGCTCTGGGCATCAATATCAGGTCATCCAATAAGCACATCCAAGAATATTCCAGTGAGCTGGGCAAAAGCTTTGATCAGTTGACCGATATGGAAAAAACTCAAGTAAGATTCAAAACGATAATGGCGGATACTGTGCCGCTAATTGGGGCGGCTGCAGATGCTACTAATACTTTCGCCGGATCTCAAGCAGTATTAAAGAGAAATATTGATGGTGTTAAGATCGTTTTGGGGGAAGCTGGGGTATTAGAAAAGAACCTTCTTAAGGTGCAAAATTTCTTTGTCCAATCAGTTTTGAACCTTGACAGAGGCTTTCTAGGCCTAGTTGGAAACCTACAGGATGTTGCCACTGTTGGGTTTATATTCCTTGGCTTTGTGACATCTGCAGCTTTAAAAATAACTCTGTTCACTACTGTTTTACAATTTTCAAGAAAAGCACTTTTAGATAATAAGCTTGCACAAGATTTGCTGACGAGCGGCTTTGGTCAGTTAGGCGATATGATGGGGTTTCAGGCTGTCAAAGTAACGGACCTAGCAAGCTTGTGGACCAACTTAGCCTTTGTTACCAAACAGGCTATGGCGTCAATAGTGCAATCTGTAGTAGCTACCTTTGGCCAGATAGGGTCTGTTATCGGCCCCGCAATCCCTCAAATTATTGCAGTAGGGAAAGCTTTTTCAATAGCAGCTTTAAAGGCCGGTCTCTTAGTCTTTGTCGGCATCCAATTGTATGATGCTCTGCAGGGCTTCAGGGAAATCCTAGGCCCTGTAGGCAATGAGATGCTTGATTGGATTGAAATCTTGGGTGCTCTCGCTATTGCCCTAGCCTTAGTGAACAAGTTGATAGTGGCTAGTATAACCGTACAAAGAATATTGACTTTCACGATGAGCAAACTAGGTGCAATGGCAGGGGTGCAAACTATTGCCGTAACTAGCCTATCTGCTGCTTATGCTAACTTTATCCTAATATCTAAAGCTGCTGTGGGAGCTATAGCCAGGGGATTAATCCCTGCTTTGATGGCCGGGATAGTCGCATTAAAAGGGATGGCTGTTGCTGCTGCCGCTGTTATTGTCCCTTTCCTTCCTCTAATCGCTGCAGTTGGTGTTGCCGTGGGCATAGTTTCTTCCTTGGTGGCTATGATCGACGATATGAGCGATTCTTTCTATGGGTTTGGCGCTGCATTATCTGATGTTGCCCTGCCATTGCAGCAATTCTTAGGGTTGTCTGGTGCCACCACTGAAAAAGTTGAGTCATTAAGCGCAGAGGTTGAACAGGCTACCGGGTTTTTTGAATCTTTATGGAATGTTTTAAAATCTACTGTTCAGTTAGCCTTGCTGCCTTTCGGGTTGGCTGCCCTAGTGGTAGTGGAGGCATTGCTAGAATTAAAAAAAGCTCTGACAAGTGACGAGAAAGAACTGCAAGAGCTTGATGATGCGCTTAATAGAAACTTTGACTCACAAGCAAGGTTAGTAGGTCAGATCAATGCCTCAATAGTAGGCTTAACATCCTTTGGTGATGGGATGGAAATAGCTGCCGCCGAATCTAGGATATTGAGTAGTGATATTGTTCAAGCTGGTGATGCTGTTGAAAAAGCAGGCCACAAAATCGCACTGACTAAGGATCAAATTGACTCACTCACAGAGTCATTGCAGGGCGCAATCCAAAAGATTGGAGAAATCGAAAAAGATATTGCTAAGATTGGGAAAAGCGATGTTTCCAATATCAGAACGGCGGCGCAGCTTGAGATTGAAAAGGTCAATAAGCTAGAGGAGCAATTGGCAGTAAATGAGGAAATCTCTGATGCGCAAAGAGATCAACTTTTTAGATTAAAAGAGCTGATCAATGAGCAAGCCGAGCTAAATATTGAGGGGTTGAAGGCCGAGGAGCTTTCTAAAATACAGAAAGAAAGCCAAGGTCTTGAGCGCAGCATAACAAAAGAAAAGCTATCAGGAGTAGCAGCCCTTGAAAAACAGCTAGAATTTACCCTGCAGGATTTGGACACTAGGAAGGCCCAGCTTGATAAAGCGGGGCTTCTTACGAAAGAAATTGAAGCACAAATCGACAAGCAAAAGGAGCTGGCCGAGGCATCCAAGATGGTAAAGGAGGCCTCTTTAGCAGAGAGAGGCTCAAAGGTTAAGAAGGTAGCAAGGGTAACAAAGACCCCAAAAGCAGCCAAAGAGAAGGTTAGCGATGCCCAGAGAGAGCTAGAGTCTCTGCTGAAAAATCAAATAGGGCTACAAAAGACTATCAACGAATTTGGCAAAGAGGGTACTGATTTAATAATCATGCGCAAAAATGAGAGGGCCAAAGAACTTGACCTATTACAGAAAACCCTAGTGGCCGAGGGCAATGTTGGAACGGCTCAAGTCATTAACTTAGCCAAAGCTAGGGAGATGAAGCTAGCCAATTTAAAAATTGATGCCGAGGCTGATAAAAAGAAGAAAACAGCAGATGAAGAAAAGGCGAAGGCAGCAGAAAAGGCAGCAGCAACGGCATTGCAGCTAGGCCAGACTGTTGCTGATCGCCTAAAGCAATCTGACAAGGATCTTGCATCTAGGACCCAAAGCAGAATTCAGATGATTCAAACTGAAACCATAGAGCAGTATAAATCTGTTACCGCCGAGGCAGCAAAATTAGATGCTGCTGGCGAATTGACCCCACAGCTTGCTAGGAGCTTTGCACAGCTCAAAGAGAATAATCTAGAGGCTGCTAAGTTCGATATAAAAGAGATCAAGACAGACTCCATAGAGCAGCTAAGGAAAGATACTGAGGCCCTGGTTAATGAGGGAAAAACTGATGAGGAGCAAAAAAAGGCAGCCCTAGATTTAGCCTTGGCTGCTATCGATGCAAAAAGGGCAGAGCTAAAGGCTGCTGGCTTGCTGACAGAGGAGGCTAAACGCCTGCTGATTGTGCAAGGTAAAGAAGTTAGAAAGAAGGGCAAGGGTGGTGATGATGACGACAAGGACGACGAATCAATATTTGATCAAATAGTAGAGGGCTTTGAAGAAGGTACGGATATGATAGCCGGTGCCTTTGATGGTCTGTCTGGGATCATGGATTCTTTTGCAGGCATAGGTGGCGACGGTGAAGCTCTAGGCCTAACAAAGGCTATGGATGAGATGCCTATGATGATCTCTAAAGGCATGGAATCATTTCCAACAATAATGTTGGCGGCGGTTGATTCTTTCGTAAATGGTCTTTCAACTCTTGTCGATAAATTGCCCGAAATGATCTCAAAAATATTAGAGATGCTGCCGGAGATTATAAATAAACTTTTCGAAGCTTTTGGAAAATTAGTTGATGCTCTGCCAGCAATTTTTGCACAATTAATGGATGCTCTGCCCGGCATTATTATCCAAATATTGGATAAATTGCCTGATATCATTTTAAAAGTTTTGGACGCTCTAGGCGAAATTATTTCAAAAGTAATCGAGAAAATACCGGAAATAATTATTGCTTTAGCCGAGAGAATCGGCCCTATAGTAGAGGCTCTTGTCGAGGGGCTGGTTTCTAATGCCGCTAAAATTGTTATAGCTTTAATTGACACCTTCATTTTGGAAGGAGGTGCAATGAAAATAGGCCTAGCGATAGCCGAGGCAATACTAATAGGCCTTACCGTTGGTATAATTAGGGGCCTCGCTAAGGCTCTGCTAAAGGTTGGTGAGATGATATTCGCTGGTATCTTTGACAGTGGCCTAGAAATAAAAATAGACTGGGGTCCGGTCGAGGCGCTACCAGAGAAGATTGGCGATGCTGTTGCCGACGTGGCCGAAGGTATCAAGGCCGGTGGCGGCGATGTCTTTGCCTTAGTTGACCTTGCACAATCCAAGGCGGCTAGGACTATTGATAAGTCTATTGGCCAGGCAACAAAACGGGCGGCACAGCAATTTAAGCAGGTCATGAAATCATCGGAAGGCTTATTGCTGAGGGTATGGGAAGCTCTCAGGGCTGCATGGCTTTGGATTTACAATAATATAATATTGCCGTTGATAGAGGGCATCCAAGCGGTATGGGATTTCTTCGTAGAGAAAATCTTGAATCCACTTTTAGAAGGTATCCAAGCAGTCTGGGATTTCTTCATTGAAAAGATCCTCAATCCACTTTTAGAGGGCATCCAAGCGGTCTGGGATTTCTTCATTGAAAAGATCCTCAATCCACTTTTAGAAGGCATCCAAGCGGTATGGGATTTCTTTGTAGATAAAATATTAACGCCATTCACTGAGGGCGTCCAAGCGGTTTGGGATTTCTTTAAAGAGAAGATTTTAGATAAATTTGCCGAAGGTATCCAGGCTACTTGGGATTGGTTTAAGACAAATATTTTAGACAAGTTTGCGTCAGGTATTCAAGCGGTATTTGATACCTTGGCGACAAAGGGCCAGGAGGCTGCTGATAAAATCTCTGGTGCTATCACTAAGCTACCAGAACAGGCGAGGCAGGCAGCAGAGAAGCTATCTGCTGCTATAAATGGGCTTCCAGGAAAGGCCACAGAGTTTGCAAATAATGTCATCTCAAAACTAGGTAGCATCGGCTCAACAATGTGGAACTCTTTTACGTCCGCATTTGGCAGCATGGGCGGCGTGATAAAGGATCATGCTACATGGGCTTTTGATGAGCTGTTTAGAAATATCAAAGGTGCCTTTGGTAAAATGTTTGAGGGTGTTGGTGGTGGTGGCACTGGCACAATTGAGGGTTTAATGGGCACTGACGTTCCCATAATTAGATTTGCTGAAGGTGGTGTTGTACCTGGAACATCTCCTTTCCCTGGTGATAACAAAAAGAATGATTCAACAGTGGCTTTACTCAGTCCTGGCGAGGCTGTGATACCGAGGTCGATACTAGCAGACCCTGAAATCTCTAGGCTTGTGCAATCAATAATGGGGGGAAATGTTAAATTCGCTTTCGGTGGTTCTTTACCAAAGGTGTCGGTGTCTGCACCCAAAATATCAGCTCCTAAATTACCATCTATTAACGATATTAAAACCATGTCAACAGCAGACCTTGCTAAAAATTTAGAAGCAAACTTTGAAGCCCTGAAAAAATTAGCGACCGGTGATTTGTGGGATATGTTCAAAGATAAAATATTTGAACAAGTTAAATCGATGATGGAATCCATCATGAAAAGTGCTGCTGGGTTTGAAGATGGCGGCATCGTTCCCAACACCGGCATGGCTATGGTCCACGAGAATGAAGCGGTCTTACCAACTGGCTTAGTCGATGCAATCATGGGTACGACAAATAACAAAAATCAGCAGTCACAAAACATCACGCTAAATGCCACAGTCAACATGGTCGGTGCTGATATCAGCGGCGGTAAAAAGGCCGGTAAAACAATTATTGACGAGATGTTTACAGAGCTAAGAAAAAGATCAGCTAACCAGAAGGTAATGTTTCAAAGCGGTCTAATATCTTGAGGGATTTATGTCATATTTAACCTATTCATATTTGACCTATCCATATTTGGCCGACTTTGAAGCTGAAAATGGTGAGCAGTCATTGCAGTTACAGTCTGAGCATCTTGGTATTGAAGCCTTCCAGATGAGCCAACTTAGTATTGGAACCGAAGGCCTGCAGATGCAGCACCAGCATACTGGTGTGGAAGCCTTTATTATAATTTCCGAGAATTTGGGGATTGAGGCTGTTACGCTATTAGCCGAGCAAGTTGGTGTAGAAGCTCTGCAAAAAATCTACAACACAACCAATATTAGGGTGCTCTGTCAATTCCAATCAAGGGGGCTGGTAGATAATAACTGGACTGTGGTTCAGGGCGGGCAAGCTGCTGGCGATTTTTCTGTAAACAATATTAATACGGATATCCCCGAAGAAGTGTACAGAGCTGCAAACCAGTTTGTGACTTTGGACTGTGATGTAGGTAAGCCCCAGGGCGTGAGCCCCGATACCTTTGTCATGTGGAACCACAATCTTTCCTCGGGCGCTGTGCTGACTGTGGTGGCCTCTAATGACCCATCTTTTGCGACTGCCCTTTATTCTTTTAACTTCGAATGGACCAAAGACAATCTATATGCGGTGACGCCTCTTGAGCTTTTCCCATATCCGCTGGCCAGATATTACAGATTTTCAATTGTCGATGTGGACAACGCTGATGGGTATGTAGAGATCGGAAATATTCTTTTCGGCAACGCTGTCATATTCCAAAGGGATTGCATCACAAGCGATGTGGGCCTGCGTTACACTGAATTTAAAGACGAGATCCCAACAGAAGGCTACACAAACATAACAAACCAAAGAACACTCAAAAAAGCCGTCACAGTAGAGTTTAAAAATCTGAATTATGCCAGCAATAACTACACTAATTTAGTTAACAATGTGTTCCTCGATGCCAGAACTTCCCTTAGATGCGTATGGATTCCTTATATGGCCGATCCAGCGAGATTTGGAGTCTTTGGCAAGCTGACCGATCTTCCCCAAGAGGAGCATAATGTTATGGGTGATGCGAATGAGGATCTTGATTTCGTGTCTTTCACCGTCGACATAGATGAGAGCTTGTAATGACTACAGTTGACCGACGCCCTTATTTGACAGCAACGGATCTTACCCAGGATCTGCTAGACGAGATGGCCGACAATTTAAATGGTAAAATCGAGATGGTGGCACATATAAAAACACCTGACGGAGGAACCATTTATGTCAGTGATAGACACAAGTATGTCGGCGGCCAGTTTTATACTGCGCTCATTCAAAACATGCCTCTCATCTCTAAAACGATTGGTGAGTGGCTTGTACCGGGGATCACTTTTTCGGCTATCTCGCTTGAAGTGTCGAATGTTGATGGACGCTTTAATAATTATCTCCCTGCTGGAGACGATTATCTTAATTGGGTTGGATTGGACGTAACAATTCTGATCGGCATTGATGATATTGCATCCAGCTATAAAACTATTTTTGAGGGGTTTATAACAGAAGTTGGTGGTATGGGCAGGACCACCAAAACCCTCAATTTTACGGCCAGAGACCGCTACGATACTATCAACGAGTCTTTCCCCACGGTCACATTTTCAAACTCAGAATACCCATTTATTGAAGATTCTCTGATAGGCACATTGAAGCCGATGATTTTGGGGAACTGGACCCAGTTTAATAACAGGACCCCGGCACAGATCCCGGCTTTTGTCGTTAATGGTGCTGATCCGAACGTACAGGATGCCCCTCGGAATAATGTGAAGCTTGTTATATCTGAAACGGTTAACCAGTTTTTTATTAATGGGGGCTGCTATTACAAAGTTGATGACAACAATTATGCTTTAGTGCCCTCTACTGAGATCGTCAACGTGAACGGGGATAAAAATTACTTCGAGGTGCTGCAAGATACAGCCGTGGAGTGGTTTCCAACTGGTGACGAGGCAATACCATTCGGCCCATACGAATACAGCTCAGGGGATGAATTCCTTGTCCAGGTGGTCGGTGTAGATATTGGTGGGGTTGGTTTTGATGACAATATTGTGGCCCAAGCAAAGCATATTTTGCTGACTTACACGCCTCTTGTCCCGGCTGACTTTGATGCAAATTGGGAAACCTACCGGACCAAAGCAGCCCCAGCTCAATCAGCCATATCAACTTTTATCAGCCGTGTCTGGGTGCAAGATGCCCAGGGTGCCCTGGAATATGCATTGCAATTGCTGGAACAAGTTCGCCTTGAATTGTTTATTGAGAGGGAAAATCTTAATGTGAAGTTGAAATCTTTACATTTTGAGGATTTTGCCGCCAGCCCATCCTACACGCTCAAAAATTGGGATGTCGCCCGGGATTCTCTCAGCATTGCAATCAGCGACACGACGGTATTTAACAGGCTTCAAGGCGATTTTGATTTCAATCCCAGCCTAGATGGCAATAATTTTAAAACCAGCATATTTAGAAATCAGGCTTCGATAGATGCGACGAAGCCCATAGCCAAGGGGGTCTTCTTTCCAAATCTGGTAGATAGGACAGTTTGTAATCTGCAAATAACAGAGATTTTACGGCTAGCATCCAGTCAATTCGAAGTGCTCGATTTACAAGTAACTTGGAGGAGTTTACTTTTAGACATCGGTCAAGATGTTAAGTTTGATGTTAAGATAGGTTCTAGTTTGTTTGATAATGTAGTGTGTACGGTCAGAGACATCGGCTATTCTCCAAGCGGAGTTGTGACCCTCAAACTTTGGTCTTATCAGATGACGCCTTTTCCTGGGTATGTCCCTGGGTATCCCGGCACAGTCGGGGGCTATGACGCAGTAATTTTAGAGGAGTAAAAAAGATGGCTGTTATTGTAACAATTTCTGAAACTGTTGGTGGTGCTGCTGTTGCCGATGCCCTTAGTGGTGGCGGTACGGGCTGGGATCTTGGTGCCGTTGTGAATGGCGGCTTCACTGGCCTTGTGCCCCCTCAGTCTGCAAACACTGGGTCAAATGATTTGTATATTTCTCATGATGCAGTCACGGACCCTTTAACGAATCTTTCTGTTTACCTAGAAACATACTCACAGGCCTATGGAGGCGTGGCAACAGCTAGTGCTGATTTCGCACGGCTACAGACATTAGCCGAAGCATCCGGCAGCAATAAAAACAACAGCAATGGGCTCTCACAAGGATTTTGGATTGATATGGACTGGGATGCTTTGGTGCCTAGCCAATTCGATTATGCCAATTTTGGGCCAGCAGCAGATACGATCGTCACAGGAGCTGGTGGCGGCGTAGTTAGAATCATGCGACGCACAGATGGCGGCAATATCGTAGACGAAGGCTCAGAGCTATCTAACAGGATCACTGTGCTTGCCTCTGCTATGTTTTTAGACCCCACAACCATTCCATCATCTCCACTGGACGGGACAATTGGAAAAGCCGCTGATGCGGTTCTCGGTGATACATGTAAAATTAAGCATCGTCTTTATCTTGAAGAAAATGAAACCACATCGGGGATTATCCAGTGGGACGAGACCTTTGCTTTCACCTATACGGCATAATAAGCCACAAAAATGAGAGGCTAGGAATATGGCAATAGTAAGCAGGTTGCAGATTGATCACCCGGCGCTAGATGATCCAGGTGGTGCGCCTCTGCATACTCAAGTGGAAAACAATTTTATTAAGATTGGCGACAATCTTAGTGCTAGATACTTCGAGGGTATCGCTGTTGGTAATGGTGCGACCGTTATTTTTGACCATAATTTCAAGATGCCTTTCGATGAGTTGGCTTTTAAAGTTTATCTTTTGGCTGGTGCTGGTGGTGAGCTTACCGTCACAACCGAAAGTGATTACGATATCGTCGCCACACCAGGAAATCTCACCACTCAGATCAGCGTCACAAATAACAGTGGTGGTGTTTCTACCTTTGCGGTTTTAATTCAATCCATAGGTGGTGCTGGTGGTGGTGGTGGCCAAACTTTATATGATGTGATTATTGATGCTGCTGGTAACGGTGATTATGTAGATTTTAAAACAGCTATAGAAACCGAACCAGTAGACACCACTTTTTATATTAGAAATGGGGCTTATGCAGAAACGGTTTTAACTCAAATGAAAGAAGGTCAAAAAGTATATGGCGAAAGTCGTGACGGGGTAGTCCTATCTTTTAATATAGCTGCAAGCCCTGCTATTAGAGCGCCAAGAACTTCAAGTGGTTTTTCCAGGGGCCGAACAAGACGAACAGTTGATAATGGTGCATGGGATACTGTTAACGGTTTAGGCTTATTAACTGTAGTTCAAGGTTCGGCTACCGCAACCTATAGCGGGAATACAGACCCGTCGCCAACTGACATATGTTTGATTGGCCCTAGCGGCGATCAATTTGAAATTGACGTCGTAGATGGCGGTCTAAATACAGTCACCCTTGATGCCGTTTGGAAAGGGCCTTCTGGTCCAACTGATTGGATTGTGAATAGGGTAGCAAGTACAACTGGCTGGAAGGATCAAGTACATGGGCTATTCAATCTAACTATTAGAACGACAAACGCTACTGGCCGAGGAATAGAACTAGCTACGACTTTGAATTTCGTATTAAAAGACGTGGCCATGTTCAGCGTTTCAACTAGTGCCAATGACCCCATGTTTGACGCTAAGACTGTATCAGCTAGAGTTACCCTAGAAAATGTTGATTTTATTAGTGAACACTTAACGCTAACTACTGCGGCAATAAGGATGGCGTCAGGGGCAAGCCATTTCAAATTTAAAAATTGTAAAATGGTAGGTTGTTCAGCAAACTCAATTAACGGCCAGATAACTGACCCTATGGTCTACAACGATTTTCATTTTAGCTCTATCAGTCAGGCCTCCGGTGGCGAATGTTTTATCAACACTGATTTTTGCGCTTATAGTAGTTTTAAGGTTGATAGACTTACCTCAGTGTCTTCAATATTTGACTCTTCCCCTTCGGCAAGTTTCGCTGAATGGTTTGATTGTGATTTTGAATTTGGCTTGATTGATGATTTGCATGGCGTGCTGCATATCGGTTCTGCTCGGTCAAGATTCTCAATAAAGAAAGGCTATCAACAATACACCCAAATCCTAATAAATGTACCGGCCTTAAGGACTGACGAAAATACTAATGTCCTTCACGATTCTTGGTTGCAAAATAGCATTAGATTCACGGCTGCTAGTAACCATTTAATTATTGCATCGTCGGTTATATATGGCGGTATTTTTGACGCCAACGAGCCAGTTTGGAATACGGGCTGGGACCATACATCGCCACCAAGTCTTGGTGGTGGTGGGCAAACTTTATATGATGCTGTGGTTGATGCGGCTGGCGGTGCTGACTATGTTTCTATAGTGACCGCTTGCGTTACTGAATCAGTAGGAGCCACGATTTTTATTAGAAGAGGTTCCTATTCAGAAGATCCTATTGTTTTAAAATTAGGCCAAAAATTAATAGGTGAAAGTCGGGATGGCGTAATAATAACCACTAACTCAGGAAGTGAAAGTATTGCAATGCCCCAGATTGCGGTAACGGCGGTTGCAGCTAGTACAAGAACTAGCAGCAATTTAACTTGGGATGCCGCCTCCGGAGCCGGTCTTTTAAATATGACCTTTGAGAGTAACCAAGCCGTATATACCATTGCTACCGACCCATTCTTAATTGGCGACATGCTTATCATAGGCCCAACGGGTGAAATGCATGAAGTAACAGCAGTTGATAGCGGCACCAATACTCTCACCTTAGATCGGTTGTGGAAAGGCAGCACATCCACCATAGATTTTGTTTTCTTTAGGACGCCAAATCATGCCAATTGGCAAACATTGCAAACCAAAGTTTCAGATTTGACCATAATTAATAATATTTCGGTTTCACGGGGCATTGTGTTTATCAATTCAATAAATTGCGAAGTCAGTAGAGTGACGATTGAGGCTAATGGTGCTGGAACTAACACCCGTGCAGCTTTGTTTTTTCAAAGTGCTTTTAATAATAAAGTTTCTGATGTTACGGTTAATTTAAAAACTACATCATCCACGGCTGGATGGTCAGGGATAACCAATAATACTTCCGCAGGCCTTGGTTGGGGTAACAATACGCTCAAAGGAATTGAGCTATTTGGTACTGAAGAAAATAAGATAGGAGGCCAATCGCCCAGCCCAGCCAAATACAATAATGTTAATATCACTAGGGCCTATGGAACCGATCAAAGGTGGCTTGGCAGTTGGGATTATACTTATCGCTCAACCCTTAGTGTTGATTGGCTAGGGGGCTGCACCGGCGGTGTAAAGAGCTTTGCATCCGAGAGGGCAGAGCTATACTCTTGCGTTGTTACATTCGGCCACATAGATGAATCGGTAGGGGCCGGTATACTGAGATTAAGGGGAGCCAAGTGTATTGTGCAGATTAACTATCATGGGACTGGCGAAGTATCCATGGCTTATGGTACTGCAATTGCGCCTTTCACTAATGACTTGGGCAACATTATAAGTAATTCCTATATTGATGGCACCTTGACGATACTCAATTCTTCGTTAATCGTTAGTTCCTCAGTCATGTATGACGCAATTTCAGGCGGCACTCTGGGAACTAACTACGGATTTCTATTTTAGTGAGGGGACTGTTTTGTACTTAGTGAGATGGAAACTAATCTGGGCTTCGGGAAAAGTTTTGTATGGTCGATGGGGCAAGGAGGCTGACCGAGGCGATACGGAAAATCAAGCGTGGTGTCAGAACAAGGAAGGTCTGGCCCATGCAATGATTGAAAAGAGGGATCTTGTCACCAAAGAGACCACGATAGCTGCTCAAATATCAGGCCCAGATTTCTGCAATTTTGAGTGGATGGGTCGAATCACTTTTAGGGGCAAATTTGGTGAGTTTAAGCCCACCATAGTAGGCCTGACAATGGTTTGTAGGAGTGATGTGGTTGAAGTATATAACGATGGAACGGTCAGGCATCGGGCCAAGGTGTTGCCTGATAATTTGTTCCATTATGGCAAGTGAGAAATTGGTGGGAATCTGATCAGATTGGCAAGGGTCGGATATAAATTGTTGGTTGGCGGGCACCACAAAAAAATAAAGTAAGGGGGGATTCGCCCCCCTTTTTTTAATAGTTTCCACCACCACCACGGCCAAAGCAGGTTGGCGAATATCTGATGAAATGATCAAATCTTATCCCTCGGAACAGATGCCGGTCAGACCACTGGGTAAATCCTCGGAACAGCTCGTCATAAGATGACCCGTGGAATCTTCTCTGATGCCTGAAATCGGCCACCCAGCTACCGTTGTTATGCCGCCTGATAAAGCATGACCTTTCAAATCCAAAGAGCTTGTGGACAGAGCCACACCAATTAGAAGCTAGGTTGTTCTCGATGAAACTCTGTCTGCCGATGACGGTCAGATCAAAAAAACACCTTTCCTCCTCTGTATCTAGTGAATCAGTTTTGTCATCAATTCCCTGAGCCAGGGCAAAGCCGGGACACAGCATAAAAGAAACCAGAAAAGCCGCTAAATACTTCATTAATAATCCTCCTTATTACCATCGTAAAAGCCTCTGGGGCTCATCATATATCTATAGTTGTCGAAACACTCGCAGATAATATCCTCTACTGATACTTGGAAGTAAACATAGCTGTATGATACTCTATAACCAAGATACTTTAGGTTTCTTTCGGCACACCTAACTGTGCAAGTCTTCCATGTTGAATTTTCGATCATAAATGTTTCAGTCACACAGCCAGAAAACATTGATAATATGGTGGCTATAACAATGGATTGAATAATTTTCACCCCTACGCTCCCTCGGCTAAGTTAAAATTAAGGTCATCTTTAATCATTATAAGGAGGTTAGCATGCAATTTATTGTCGTCCTGGCTATGGCCTTGTTACTTGGTTGTTCGCCAAATAATCAAGAGGTAGTGGTAGAGGATGCAAGGCAGATCCCCAATGGGCCAATCACAACGCCACCGCCTCTAAATGTGCCAGATAACCCTGACAATATAGGGCTGGAAATCCTAGAGGATCAGATACTTTTAGACCTAAATACTTTGTCAGATAATGACAGACTCAACGCAAGGTACTTAGTTGGATGCAATTACTACAATGAAGGGCAAAAGGATCTCAGTGACATTAGAGCCGGTATTGATGTGGGGATTAACAGCATATCCACCGAGACCCAGCTTGAGAGGGTGGCGGCTATTGGTGTGGGCTCATGTATTTACCGGGTGGATATTGATTCTTACGGAATTACTCGTGGTGAGTGGCAAAAAATTGAGGGCGAGCTGCTATTGGATTTTGTCACCGAGTCAGTCAGGGGCCAGCAGATCCAGTTTTTAACGCAGGCCCTGAAACCCTATGTCTTCGCCAGCGATTTTTTCACAACCACCACCCAAGCTGATGCCTTGACGGTGAATAATGGCCTTTATTATGATTTGGTTGAGCAGCCAGCAAAACTAGCTGACTTCTTTGCATCTATCGGCGTGAACGTGCAAGCCGAATTTGATGCTGAAGATGCTGTGCTGGCCGGATTTTCAGCTAGCCAGATAGCTTTGCAAAAAACTCGCAGTATTCAGGTATTGGAGTCTGATGACGGTTTTGTGATCACCACTTATGATAGTGCTTTGTCGGATACAGATAGCCATTTTGTGAACCCTTTTCCAAAGGAGGCGACTATCGCCCAGGGAGTCAGGAGGAGTAATAAAATATTCAAGTTTACAGCTCAGGAGCATATCTATAATTTGCCTAACGGTATGCTGGGCTATCGTTTAAATGGAGCTGCAGGGATAGCTGAAACTGTAGCGCCGAATGATGTCGTCATAAATCTCAACGCCACGGCATCCGGGCTTGACCCCAGCATTTTTTTGGGAAATTGCGCTCACTGTCATTCAACTTTAAACCCAATGATTCAATTTACAGATCAATTATCAAGCCATATTTCTAACCAGGGTGCTTTTGATGCTTTGGAAAAAGAGCTATCAGATGTGTTTTTTAATCAGACAATAATGGAAGGTAGGCTGAGAAGGGTTGAGTCAGAATACCAGGATTCTCTGAGACGATTAGGGGCATCAGATCCAGGTGATCAGGACAGCTTAGGCAAGAATATGATTACCCCGTTCAGGCAGGAAATGGATGCAAATCAGGTGGCTGGTTATCTGCTGATGCCTCTGCAAACTTTTGTGCAAAGGCTCAGGGGCAGCAATTTATCCAGCCAGATATTTGGAAACCTATTGTCCGGCGGGACTGTTGGGCTAGGTGTTTTAAGTGCTAATTTTGACCAGCTCGTAGAGGATGTTGGTGCATATAAGGATACCTCGCTATGAAAAAAATATTGATTATTGCAATGCTTATGGGATGTGGCAGCGGCGAAACTAAGGTGGTCCGGGTGCCTAGTGATCCACCAGCAGAACAGCCACCACCGCCGGTCCCTCCTCCCAGGGGTGGCAAAACTTCGTTTAATGAAGCTAGGCAGATCATTGGTACTTATTGTGAATCTTGTCACACGAACAGCCCTTGGCTTAGAGACCCGGCTTCTCTAAAGGCATCGGGGGCCAGGGCACGCACACAAAATAATTCTATGCCGCCGAACAACAGCCCCGTTAAAATGGGCAATGCTGCTAGGCAAAGACTTCTCAATTTTTTTTAGGAGGAAAGAAGATGTCAACTATTCAAAGAACGGTTTCTTGTTCCAAAGAGCTTACTGAGCTTGGTGATGGCGTAGCTAAATTCCTCAAAATTCTAAAGGAGGAGTCAAAGGACGGTTTTGATGTGGGGGATATCTCAGCGATCCTGGCAAGTGCCATGGCTGATTTGCTCCCAGCTATGGAGGGCGTGTCGGAAATCTCTAGGGAAGCTGCAGAGGATCGGGAAGCTTTTGTAAACGCATCGGCTTTATGTGGCGCTCAAATTATTACTGCTGTGATGTAAATGGCGAGGAGAAAAAAAAAGAAAGCTGTTTGTGACCATATTTGGCGTCCCCCATCCAAAACAGTGACCCACTGGCACGGGCTTGGATGGGGGACTAAACAGCACAAAGCATGTTTTCTCTGCGCAAAGATTGTTTTCTGGGATTTTCAGCCCATCTCCAAAAAAGCCGTGTAATCAGGCTCAAATTTAAAGGTAAGCTGGGCGGGTGATGGTCCATGCCTATTCTTCCTTAGTGCTACCTCTGCCACTCCTGGATCTACGGCCTTGTCATAAAGCCCCGGCCGATGAATAAACACAATGCAATTACTATCCTGCTCGATTGCTCCACTACCCCGAAGATCCGACATCTGAGGGGTTTTGTCAGGCCGCTTATCCTGATCCCTGTTGCACTGAGCAGCCATTATTACTGGCACATCCAAATCTTGGGCGAGCCTTTTCAGGGTGATTGTCTGCTCTGCTAGCAAGGCCTGCTCTTGGAGCCGCTTGTCATGGTTTTTAATTATATGGAGGTGGTCGACGAAAATAGCATCAAGGCCCTTCATTCTCATTTTGGCAGCTTTGGCCAGGCGCACTATTTCAAAAACGGTACATGCCTGAATTCTATTGAAGCTAAAGTTGTGGCTGTGGAATTTTCTTCTGAAATCCATCATTTTATCTAGTTCATGGTCGGTCAGGTTTACAGCTTCTCTTAAGGTTGTCCCTCCGATTCTCATATATTCTGAGCACATTCTATCGAGGTATTCGTTTGGCTCCATTTCTATAGAGAAGATGGCTACTTTTGTATTTGGGTCATCCAGAGACATTTTTACATGACTGCTTTTTGTAAATGCTGACTTGCCGCTGCCCGGTCTCCCAGCGACCGTGATCAAATCTTTCCTGTGATAGCCACCGGCAAATAAACGGTCAAGAGAGGGAAAGCCAGTATGCACTGGTTTGATTTCCCCACTAATCCTCCTCTCTTTATCTGCCATCCACAAATCTAGGGATTCCTCGGCAAACATAACATCGTGAACCCCGCCGCCGAGCTGGCTTAAGTTGTTTAGGTCATCGTCCACTGCATCAAAGAAATCTTGGTTATATTTTTTTTGCTTAATCCACTTCTCGGCAATAGCTGTGATTTTTCGGCCCTTAAAATTATTGTAAATGGCCTTGGAATATGCGTTGGGGTTGTGACTGACGGGTGCATTTATCTGCAGTTTGACTAAATATGATTGTTTAATACCTGTGAGTTCTGAAATTTCAAAAGGGTCTTGGGTGCTGCCTTTGTGAATTGCATCAGAGATTTTACCCAGGGCAAGATTGTAAAACCATTCCTTGTTCGGGTACTGGGTCAGATCAGCAATGCAGTCGGGCTCGGCGAGGAGCATGCCTATAAAATTCTCTTCGGCTTCTACAGTCTCATCATATTCAGTCATTGTTTGCCTCTGTCTTAAGGTTTACTTTTCGGTAGACGGGCTTTTCTGGTTTATCAACTGGCTTCATTGCATCTAAATTGATGGGTGGTGTTTTAAATCTCTC